AAGGGAATGATCGGGAGAAATCAGGTTGTCGCCCTCTGGCCTATCACTCCTAACAGGGTAACGGTGAAACGCAATGAGCGGAAGCAAATCTATTACCATGTCAGCATGGCCGGAACGGGTCTGCCCGATGTGGATCTTCCAAGGGAAAAGGTGCTCCATACCCCCGGCCTCTCGTTCAACGGCCTTGTCGGATACTCCCCAATAGCAGCAGCGCGGGAAGCAATCGGCCTTGGCAAATCTCTTGAAGAGTTTGGAAGCCTCTACTTCGGGAATGGGACACATCCCGGCGTTATAGTCTCGCACCCCGGCAAGCTATCCCCGGAGGGACACGCAAACATAACGGGCGCTTTGGCAGAGGCGCACAGCAGCCTCGGAAAGTCTCACCGACTCCTGCTCCTTCAGGAAAACATGAAGATTGAAAAGATCGGTATTCCCAACGACGAAGCGCAATTTCTTGAAACTCGCTCTTTCCAAAACATAGACATCGGATCACGAATATACCGGCTCCCCCCGCAGATGTACGGAGAGTACGACAAAGCCAGCACATACGCCAGTGCTGAGCAATTCAACCTTGATTACGTTGTCAAAACTCTTCGCTCTTGGCTTGTACGACTTGAACAGTCTTACAATATGTCGCTGTTATCACCCTCAGAACTCGGGCAATACTTTTTTGAGCATGCGATTGAGGGTCTTTTGCGTGGCGATGCTGCGGCTCGATCCGCTTTTTACAGTGCGCTTTTCCCGATTGGCGGCATAACCCCCAACCAGATTTGCGAACTTGAGAACTGGAACCCGATCGGACCGGACGGCGACAAGCGATTTGTACCCCTGAACATGGTCCCACTCGACGAAGCAGGGCAACAGACAGTCACACCACCAGCAACACAGCAAAACAGTCTTATTTATCGTTCACGCCTTGAGAACGCTTACCTTCGTTTATTCTCCGATGCGGTGGGGAGGATCACCCGGCAGGAATCGCAGAGGGTCAACTGGCTCCGCAAAAATGACGGGGATATTGACGAATTTTACCGAGAATTCCCCGACTACATAGAAAAACAGGTCAATCCGGTCTTTTCAAGCTTCTCCGAGGCCATCACGGGCATGGAATCAGAGATTAACGGCCTGAAATATGACGATTTTAAGGCAGAAATTGAGCAGATTGCACGGTCTTTTGGTGAGAAATTCGCGTCGAACTATGTCGATGAGTCAAAAAAAATGGGGTCGGAGTGGGTTGAGCGGGTGGAGTCTGAGATTACAGAGGGCCAACTGTCCGGGCTTGCAGATGTGGTTACCGGATTTTTAAGGGCAATCAAGGGGATAGGGTAGTGAAAAAACAATATGAACGGGCCGTAAAGCCACCATACGACACCCGGAAAGACGACAAAAAGAAGAAGGAATTGAAGGAGAAAGGCCATGGAAGAAAAGCGCAAGACCGTTGAGTTCAGGACAATAACAGCCGACGACGGAACGCCTAAAAAAATAGTGGGTTATGCCGCTGTTTTTGACAAGCCCTCTGAGGATATGGGGTTTATCGAATATGTCCGCAAGGGTGCCTTTAAAAACGCCCTTTCCCGTTCAGATGCCCGTGCCCTGTTCAACCACGATACCGATACGATCCCGCTTGGCAGGCAGAGCGCCGGGACATTGGTTCTCAAAGAAGACGACAACGGCCTCTATTACGAAATAACTCCCCCGGACACACAGAGCGCACGAGACCTGATGACCTCCATTGACCGGGGCGACATCAAAGAATCGTCGTATGGTTTTACGGTGGCCGTTGATGAGTGGGATTACTCGGACAAAGACATGGTGAAGCGGACAATCGTTGAAATTGAAGAGGTTTTCGATATCTCTCCCGTGGTATTTGCGGCATTTAACGATACCTCAGTAGCACTCAGAAAGATGGAAGAAAACAGAAAAGACGCCTCCCCGATGGGCGGCGATAAAGGCGAAGATGTCCCGATGGACTTTGAAGCCATAGCAGAAGAAGATGAACTATATCGAACAATACACGGAATACAGGAGGCGAAATAGCATGAATGAATTTCAGAAAAAAATGGATGCCACCTTTAAAAAAATGGAGGCGATCCGTAAAAAGGCAGAGGCAGAGAAACGCTCTATGACCGATGAAGAATTGACGGAGCGGGCAAATCTCAAGGCAGAAATTGAGCAAGTCAAAAAGGAATGGGACGACTTCAAGGCCGAAGAAGAATTGAGACATTCTCTTTATGGTGGAGACGGAGGCGGAGCACAAACGGTAGCCGAGGGCGACGTTCACATTGAAGTGCTTGACCAGCCGATATATCGCGGCTCCAATGCCACGGCACTTGGTCAGCAGCTCATGGATGTCAGGACAGTCACAGATCCTACCCAGTTCGGAAGCAAAGAGGTTTATGAAGCAAGATCCAGAATTGAACAGTCCGAAAAACGCAGTAGGGAAAGATTGGCGAAACAGCTTGATAAGGAAGGCCGTGCGGCTACTTCGGGGGGCATGTTAGTATCTAACCCCTCGGAAGGCGGTATTTTCCTGCAGGGCGAAACATCAACCGAACTCATGACAAATGGGTTTAATAATTCTGAGATTCTTCCCAGAACATCGAAACGTACACTGACTGCAACACAGTACGTCAAGATTATCGGGCTTGATGAACAGTCAAGAAAAGATGGATCACGGGGCGGCGGTATTCGAGTTTATACCAATACAGAACTGGGTTCGTATACAGCCAGCAAAACCAAATTTCATGAGATTAGAATTGAACCTCAGAAATTGACGGGTCTTTTTCCGGCATCTGATGAAATGTTGCGAAATGTAACTTTTCTTGGTCAGGAAGTGCGGCAGCTTTTCGGAGAAGAGTTCGCGTTCAAATGCCAGTATCTTGCAATTCACGGAAGCGGAGCGGGCGAGGCCCAGGGTGCAATGACTGCTAATTGCAAAGTTGCTGTTCCTGCAGAAGATACGCAGGGCGCTGCAACAATCATTCCCGAAAATCTGTCAAATATGTGGGCGCGGTTTGCAGGGCGCAAAGCCAATGCAGCATGGTTTATCAATCGGGATGTAAATCCACAGCTTGATAAGCTTTCTTTGCCTGCCGGGACAGCAGCACTTGAACCCAGATTCGTCACCTATGATGCTCAGGGCATACTGAGGATCAAGGGCATCCCGGTCATTGAAATTGAGCAGTGTGAAACCCTGGGAACTGAGGGAGATATTATCCTTGCGGATTGGAGTCAGTATGTCTGCGCGGATATGGGCGATATCCAGGAAGCAATGAGTATCCATGTTGATTTCATTTATGGCCAGCAGCTATTCAGATTTACTTACTACTTTGACGGTCAGCCGCGTTGGAAATCAGCAATCAGGCCGTTCAAGGGTTCAAACATGATATCGCCGATAGTAACTCTGGCGACAAGATCATAAAAAAGGAGGTATAAAATAATGTTAATAAATATTGATTATGTAAAGGTTCCGCTTCTTTTCCCTACAACTGATCAGACAAGCACAGTATCGTCTGATATTGCCAGCATGAAGAATTATCAGCATGTTGATCTGTGTATTGACGTAGGAGCAATTGGGAAAGCGGCAGCGGTGACACTCGAAAAAAGCGCAGCGGTCGCCGCCGCTTCAACGGCCCTATCGTTTACCAATTATTACAGTACCGGTTTTATCCTGGACTACGACGGAGCTTCATCTGATACGCCAGCAGCAGCAGGGGAAACGGTTACAGGTAATGGCGGCGGCATAGGGTACGTTTACAAGGATCTTGGCGGACGGTTGATATGTTATGCCTTCAATGGAACGACTTATGTAGACAATGAGGCTTTAACTTTCTCGGGCGGAAAAACAGCCGTTGCAGACGGCATCCAGAAAAATGAAGATATAATGGTTCCCAGGACTGCCACAAGTAACACGTTCGATCTGGCTGCTGTGGCAAGCAAACAGTACATAATCCCTGTGGATGCCAGCATGCTTGGTGATGGATATGATTGTATCCAGGTTGAAATTGCTGACTGCGATACCGCTACACATCTTTCTATCGATGCGATATTCAGTAAGCCGCGTTATGGCAGTGAAATTCCTGAAACTGTCCTTTATGATTAACTATTAGCCGGATAACTGATCCGATAACGGGGGGGCTTCGGTCCCTCCGTACAGGAAAAGGAGAATATAATGCCAGTAACAAACGTAAAAACGAAATGGGTTAGCGGAAATCTTGTATTTTATGATGCGTCAGGAAACGAAATAGCAACATGGGACGGAACAAACAGAGAGCTTTCGTTCCCATCGGGGAGCACTCTTGCAATAGAATCAGGTGCAGCACTTACTATTGCTGACGGTTCTTTAGAGGTCCCAGATATCGCTCTGGCTCAAGGGAGCATCCTTGTCGGTGATAGTGATGGTGAAGCATCGGCCCTTTCGGCTAAAGGGGATACAAAAATACTTGTCGGAAATGGAACCACTATAACAAGCGTGGCTGTTTCAGGCGATGCCACTCTTGCGAATAATGGGGCTTTAACTATTGCTACCGGTGCAGTAGAGGATTCTATGATTGAGGGGCTTGCTGCTGGTCAGATAATTATAGGCGTAGATGGGACTGCGGCTAATAATACAAAGGTTACCCTCTCCGGCGACGTCACGATGGATGCAACAGGAGCCGTCACAATAGGGGCCAAAGCTGTAGAAGATACTATGATTTCGGCGGGTGCAGGTACTGTTTTGGTAGGGACGAAGACCGATTTAGACGTTACACTCCTTGATAATTCGGCAGAAGGTTCCATCGTAATCGGTCAGGGCGCGGGCGAGACTTGTGCTGCTGCTGTTCTCTCCGGTGATGTTACGATGGCGGCAACCGGAGAGGTTACTATCGGAGCTAAGGCTGTAGAGGATACAATGATATCGGCTGGGGCTGGTACAGTCTTAGTGGGCACAAA